GCTCTTTTTGAAAAATCATTATTTTTCTCATACTCGATTTTAATCGAAGGTTTATTTTATCGTGGTTGGCCTAAACCACTAGAAGTCTGCTTTAAGCAAACATCTCTATGAGAGAAGGAATAAGTTTCACTCCTTCTGAAAGTACTGTTTTCACAGTAGGCCACCAGCCCCCAGGATCTGTAGCTTTAATTCCTACAGAGTGGTCTTTCGTTGAAATATCTTGGAAACGTTTCTTAGCATAAGCATGTTTAACATTATTAACAAACTTTTCATTAGCGTTAATTAATGTTCTATAACTAAGATTTGGTCCATAAATTTCAAAGTGTCCTTTCATTTCTAATTCGAAAGGCTGATTAGGTTCACATTTTATGAGAATGCACATAGTATTAGTGTTGTCAAAAGAATATTGTCCGGCAGTGGTATTGACTAAATAAGTGTAACTTTCATTAGTAAGATTCTGGTATAAGAAATCTTCAGCACGTAAAATATGTCTAGTAACGGTATGCCATTCAGAACCTCTAAAAGATTTTTCTTTATAGTTTCCATATGCACGTATGATTTGAGGAGTAAAATTAACTACTCCCCCATCATAAGGTCCCTGTTCACCAGGAGTTAATTGAAAAGTAAAGGCAGTTCCAGCAGCATTTAAGGTAGTACCTATATATCTGACCCTTAAACCCATTGAAACTATTCGGAATGATTTTCCATTAGTACCTGTTCCAGGAGTAAAATCTACATTACCATATGGAGAATCAGAAACATATGAATCAGATGCTAAAATTGACGGGTAATTTGCAGATCCCGCTTTTGAGGCGTATAAACAAGGGAAGTCATTAGCAACGGCTCCAGCCGGTCTTAACATAACCCATCCATAGCCAAATTCATTAGTTGTAGCAACGGCAGTTATTTTAGATACTAGTTGTTGATGAGGTAAAGTAGGTAAAGCAGGTAAGCTTCCAGGTTTATCTAGAAATGGATCAGAATAAAGTGAGGCCCATCTAATGTCATCTTTAGACGCGGTAATCTCGTTACCTCCCATTTTAGATACATTTTTAACTAAATTGTTGCTCATATTTTGTATAGTCTTAATAGTAGATACAGGATTAGTCGACGGAAGTGTTTTGGGACGTCTAGGAATGGTCGCTGTTAATTGGTTCAAAACTTTTTTCATAGCTTGGACTCTATTTACAGGTTGTTTGTTTTTATTTATTTTATTTTTGTTATTCATATTTAGGTTGCGGGTCAATTAAGACCCAAGGATTAGTTGAATCTCTTATATTATTTAATTTAATTAAATGAGATGTCTAAATTTAATTCTAACTACATTATGATCTAGTCATGGTATTATTAACTTTTCATTTTTGTTAACGGGGAAGAGAAGGTGATTTGAAAACAAACCCCAAAGTTATAATTTTAACAATTAAACATAATCGTACATTAATTTATTCATTATAGGATGTGTATAAATACAAGGAATGTCTTTAATCTGTTTAAGAAAGGTAATATAACTATGCATATCAGATTCAGTGATACTATATCTTTCCATCATAAAGTGATTAAAGACTTCGTCTTTAATATACGTTTTATTGTCAATAAATACATGATAAGGATTAAGTTTTAGTTCTTTAGTCGAGGATTCAGTGAGTCTATATATTTGTTCTTCGATGGCTTTATAAAACCAATTGGTTCTACCTATTTCTCCATATCCTAACCATTGAGCTCTAAGTAACATCTTAACAGCTTTATGATAAGGTACGTTTGGAAATACTAAAGTAGGATTAGTTAACACTTTTCCAAATTTTAATAAGAAACTAGGTAATCGTATCCAACTCTTTTCTTCATAAAGATTATCAAGAAATGTTCCTTTCAAAAAAGTAACATGTTCACTTGCACGAAATTTAACTTGTAAACCGAATAATCCGAAAGCTTCAGCATCGTTCCAACAATTTATAGCAGCATATAAATTAACTAAGGAGTTAGCTAAACAAGTTGCAGGTTCTCCAGTTAGACGCATTGAAAATTGTTTTTTATTCCAAAGTTCTTGTAATTCAACATTAGCTCCCACGTCTTTAGCTCTATAAGCTTTTCTCATCGGTTGGAAAGGTACTATATCTTGATTATACATATCTTCATAAACGTCAGCTACTCTATCCATATGTAAAGATCTAAGGTAAGCAGGAAATACAGATAAAGCTTCTCCTCTCTTTTGTGAAGCATCAAATTTAGAATAGTCTGTTTCCCAAGATCCTATAGCTGGGTCAAAAAATAAAGAATCATCACCCATAACCATAACACCTTTAAAACCATTATATAACCAAAAGTTCCACACTTTATCTAAGGTTTCAGCAGTGGCTCCACAGGCAAACATAGGATATATGGTTACTTCTCCCAATAAAGTCTTAAAAGTAAAAGGATTGAAACCATTAAACATCTTTTTTACAGCTTCTTGAACTAAATGAATTTCATACCCTATTTCATATAAATAAAAAGGTGATACATTAGCTATAAAACGAGGTACAAATTTATCAGTTACAGGGATCATTTCATCAGTTTTACAAAATACTTTTGTTCTCTTGTCTACCAGGTTGGTTGAAGTTTGAAGTTGTAATTCTATTTCGTTTAATCTCTGTTGTTGATAAGGTTTTAAACTGTTTCTCCATTCCTCTTTTGTTATGTTTTCTTCAATGTCACAAGGAGGAAAAAATTCTTTAGCTAAGTTCCAAACTTTGTCTTCACTCTTTGGATAAGTAGCTCCTAAAATTCTTACAGAAATACATGCATCAAAATTAGGTCCAGTATTCATAGGACTCTGCATTGCAGTAATAGGGAATAGCATTGGATAAACACTTTGAGGAGTTTCTTCATAAGTAGATCCCCTTTGTTTAAATGGGGTAGTTACATTCTTAATAGCACATGGCAAAACTGCTTTTTGTAAAGTAAAAGAAGGAAGGTATTGAAGGGTTATATCGTCTATAACTAAGGGTTCACAAAATTTAGTAGAATCGTTGTAAATATCTCGTAAAGTGTCATCAATGTTTATAACGTTAACTTCGTGATTCTTTATTATAAATTTTTTAGTAATTAAATTATTTTCAAAAGGAG